GTATGAAGATGACTTGGGACTTATAAAACATCAAGCTCAGAATGTGGATGCTCAAGACCTTTATAAGTATTATTGGTTGGCATCAGCGACAAACGAAGAGATACCCTACATACTACCTGAGAGTCCTTTTAAAGACCTAAACATCTTTAAATTTGAAGTACCTCAAGAAGACAAAGACTTATTAACCGAAACAATTAAACAAATTAAATTATAAATCATGGCAGAAATCCTATCCGGTTCAATTAATCTGAACCTAATCAAAAAAGAAAACATCAAAGAAGTAACTTTGAAAGACGGCTCAACGGCTAAGTTTTTAAACATCAACATTTCAATCAACAATCAAGTAGACCAGTACGGTAATGTCGCAGGTTTAACCATCTCTCAAACTCAAGAGGAAAGACAAGCGAAGACTAAGAAAGTTTACTTAGGTAATCTTAAAAGAGTTTGGAGCGAAGCACCTGCACCGACTTTAGAAGATAGCAAACAAGAAGATTCAAGTTTAGACCTACCTTTTTAATTTAAATATTATGCAATTAAACTCAAACACCGCAGTTAATGAAATCCCAATGTTGGATTATGAATTAACAATTTTCCTTGACCAAAACTCCAATAATGAAGAATCTTTTAAGATTGAAATTCTTGGCACAAAGGCAGAACTTTACTCATATTTATTAGCTGAATTACCTACTCAGGAATATGCTTATGTAATTTGTATTGAAAAGGAAATCTATGTTACACAATTTGTTCTTCAGATAATTAATTTTATTGAAATGATTACTAATTCTTTAAATGAGGATGGGCAATTTAAACAAAGACAATTTATAAAAATTAATATTGCTCAAAATGAATCATTTGCAGAATCTTATACAATGTGTAAAAGCATTAAAGAAGTAAGAGAAAAATTTAACCTTTAAAAAACACTTATGAACTTATTTCAACTACTATCCGAACAACCTCACGAAACCTCCTCAAGCGTTTTGCTTGAGGGGTTCAAGTATCAACACCTCTACAACATTAGAGCCGAGATTCTAACATCTAAACGCTTTGCTAAATGGCGCAAATCAATTAAACAAGAACTTAAAAATATTCAAAATGAGAATAACAGTTAAAAAAATCGGAATGTTTTTCAACACGATCAAAGAATCGGGACAAGAACTGGAAGCTTCAAAAGAAAAAACATTGAAGCAAGACCAAATCATTTTAAACGCTTTTACGCCAAACGGAATGAATAGCGCATGGCTAATGTATAACGCTAATGTATTGCCACACGGAACGCCTATAACCTCTTATCGCAGAAGTTTTAATACTCTACTTGAACAGGGTAAAATAGAAAGAGTCGGCCAAAGAATCGGCAATTTGGATAAAAAAGAATTTACTTATAAATTGATAATAAAATAAAAAATGCAAAAATTACAACAATTAAAAGAAAGTATTACTGAAATACTTTCAATCGACAACTTTACTGAAAGAGTAAACTTATTAAATGAAATCAGGGAGCACATTCACGAATTAAGCCCTTTTAAACAAGAGCCAGTAGACTATGTTAAATGGGTTATTACTGATGACATTGTCTCAAACGATTATAACCCAAATAAGGTTGCCCCTCCTGAAATGGAGTTATTAGAAATTTCCATTATGAATGACGGATATACTCAACCTATTGTTACATGGCAAAATGAAGATAAAGGTAAAATAGAAGTTATTGATGGATTCCATAGAAATAGAGTAGGCCGTGAATCTAAAATAGTAAATAAGAGAATCAATGGCTTTTTGCCAACTGTTATTATAAGAAAAGAACAAACGGATAAAAACGATAGAATTGCATCTACTATTAGGCACAATAGAGCAAGAGGTAAACATCAGATTGATGCAATGAGTGAAATTATATTAGAACTTAAAAACCGTAATTGGAAAAATGAAAGAATAGCAAGAGAGCTTGGTATGGATGAAGATGAGATTCTTAGACTTTGTCAAATAACAGGACTTCAAGATATTTTTAAAGATGATGATTTTAGCAAGTCTTGGGAGTCATCAGATACCATTCACGATTATGAAATATTGACGGATGATTTAACTGAGGAAGAAGTTGAACATTATAGAACCGTAAATACATCTGACCCTGATAGAATATTCCATACATGGGAAAAGTGGGAATGTCATAAAGCAGGATTTTATGCTTCCAAAAAAGACGGTATGACTGGTGACCAATGTGAACAAGCTTATTGTGATTATCTTTCAAGCTTAGATGAATTTAGAAAAGGGTTAGAAGGTGTTATTAATACTTGGATTAATTCATGCGAACACTACTTAACTAACAAGTCAATGAATAGAATTGCATGGTTAGGACAAGCTTCTATGTGTTTTTCTACTGGAATACCATCTAAATATTGTGCAGGTTTTAATTTATTAACTAAAGAACAACAAGAATCCGCTAATTATTTAGCTCTTGAATATTTAAATAAATGGATGTTAAAATATGGCAGAATAGAATTAACAATGGATGAGGCTTTATCAGTTGGTAGACAAGTAAATATTTATTAATATGGCAACAAAAGTATATTTAGAAACAACAGTTTTACAAGCAAGTAAAGAAAGAATATCTAATTCATTTGATGCTTTTGAAAATTTATACATTTCATTCTCAGGTGGTAAAGATAGTTCAGTGATGTTCCATTTAGTAATGGATGAAGCAAAGAAAAGAAATAGGAAAGTAGGAGTATTAATTATTGACCTTGAAGCTCAATACAATGATACAATTATCCATATTGAACATATGATTGAAATGTATAAAGACTATATTGACTTACATTGGATTTGTGCTGAATTATTATTAAGGAATGCGGTTAGTAATTATCAACCAAGATGGATTTGTTGGGATGAAGATAATAAAGATGTTTGGGTAAGACCTAAACCAAAATTAGCGGCTGACTTGTCCAAATATGATTTTTATGTGCCAAAAATGGAATTTGAGGAGTTTATGGTAATATTTGGGGAATGGTATTCTAAAGGAAAAACTACTGGAGCTTTTATCGGAATAAGAGCAGATGAAAGTTTACACCGTTATAGAGCAATAGTATCTCGTAAAGATGGTTTAATGCTTAATAATTGGAAATGGACTACCAAAGTATCAAGTAAACTTTATAATGTTTACCCTATTTATGATTGGAAAACTGAAGATATTTGGGTTTTTAATGGTAAAAATAGAGAATTACCACATAATAGAATTTATGATAAAATGATGATGGCAGGAGTTAAGATAAGCCAACAAAGATTATGTCAACCATATGGTGACGATCAAAGGAGAGGCTTATGGTTATATCATATATTAGAGCCTGATACATGGTATAAATTAATAGCTCGTGTAAATGGTGTTAATTCAGGAGCTTTATATATTCAGGAAAACGGGAATATTACTGGATACCATAAAATAACAAAACCTGAGGGACATACATGGGAAACCTTTTGTAATTTACTTTTATCTACTATGCCTAAAAAAACAAGCAACCATTATAGAGAACGCTTCAAAAAGTTTATAAAAGGATGGCAAGATAGAGGGTATTTAGTAATCCCTGATGAAGCCCCTGAAGATTTAGAGTCAAAATGTTGGGTGCCATCTTGGAGAAGAATGTGCAAAGTAATGCTAAGGAATGATTATTGGTGCAAAGGATTAGGGCAAACTCAACCATTATCGGATGCCTATGGTAAATTTAAGGATATTAAAAAGAAAAGACAATTAGAAAAACAATTATAATGATAAGTAAATTTAACTCACAAAAAACAGTAAAGAAACCATCCGTAACGGAATTACTTTCTTTATTAGATAAGCCAGCTTTATTGCATTGGGCTAATCAACAAGGTTTAAAAGGTATTGATATAAAAGAATCAAGAAAAAAATACCTTTCTGATGGTGTATCTATACACAAACAAATTGAGAATTTCCAAACAAGGAATTTACCTTTTGAAGATAGCTCAATAGAGGAATTATTTAAAACTTTTTTATCTGATAAAGAGGTTTTAGATTTAGAGAAAAATATTGAAACAGAATATTTTATAGGTAGATACGATAGCAAGATTAAATATAATGGAGTCGAATATATAATTGATTATAAGTCTAATCAAAAAAATATATATTTAGAGAATAAACTTCAGTTAGTTGCATATGCAATGGCAGAACCATGTGATAAATTTGCTATTGTAAGTGTCCCTGACTTTACATTTATTGAAGTTGTTATAGATGACACAAAACCTTATGAGGATATTTTAAAATCTTTATCAATAATTTATAAATCTAAGTTGTTAATTCAATAATTTTATCTATATTCGCAATGTTATGAAGTGTAGGATGCTTCTTTAAATAACAAGATATTAGCCACATTTGCAGATTGGAATCCTACTCCATCTGCGAATTGTGGCTTTTTTTATACAACAAAAACAATGGCAGAAAATAAAAAATCGTTTATTGCTTATGCTGATTGGAAGAATACATTTGATGAACTTCCTGATGAGGAAGCAGGTAAACTTATAAAACACATCTTTGCATATGTAAATGATGAGAGTCCAGTATCGGAAAGTGTTTTAATAAATGCGGTGTTTGCAAACATAAAAACTACACTTAAAAGAGATTTAAACGCTTGGGAGAAAACATTAGAGATTAAAAGTGATTCGGGTAAAATGGGCAACTTAAAAAGGTGGCATAAGGATTTATATTTACAAGTGATTGAAAATAAGATTAATATAGATGAAGCGTTAGTTATCGCACAGCATCGCAAAACATCGCACACCGATACTTTGCCATCGCACCCTATCGCAAACATCGCTGTTAATGTAAATGATAGTGTAAGTGTTAATGTTATTAAAGAACCAAAGGTTCTTAGTGATTTTGAAAAATCGTTTGAAGATTTTAGATCAATGAGAAATAAGATTAGAAAACCAATGACTCCTAAAGCTGAAGAATTACTACTTATTAAACTTCAAAAAATGTGTGGGAGTGATGAACTTTTAAAAATCAAATTACTTAATCAATCAATCATAAACTGTTGGCAGGATATCTACGATATTAAAATCCAACAAAACAAAATAAATACTCCCGACATCACTAAAATACAAAAATACTAATGAAAAAAACATACTTAAAAATCAACTACCTGGCGAATGAGTTTAAAAATATTGGGGTAAAAATTAAACCACAATTCAACCCTGATACAATAACCGAAGTCCTGGTTAAGTTTTTTTGCTCAGAAAGAGAAACATACTTCCCAAGTTTAAAAACCGAGCCAATGAAAGGTCTTATGTTGATGGGATTTGTAGG